GCACGGGTTCATCCTAAATTTGCAGGTGCATTTGTATGCAAGCCTGGCATGAGATAAGGATTAACATGCCATTCAAGATCAACATACCATTTGCATTGATGCCCGGAAGCTGGGGTCTCAAGGGCAAGACCAGGGAAATCGCCCAGGCTGAATATGAGCTTTCCGGGATAGAGCTCGAACGGCGATTGGTGGAGATCGATGAACCAGGGATCTCCGCGGCCAAAAGCAGCAAATTGCTCGACATAGATCACAAGTACGGTCTCATAGACGAGTATGAATATGAAAAGAAGAAAGCCGAACTGGATCTCAATAACACGCTTGATCAAAGCAAACGGGCCTTGGCATCGTTGGATGTCGATCTCAAGCACGGTAGGATTGACCAAGCGCAATATGATCGCAAACGCGCTGACATCCTCGGAGAACCTTGGGTCAGCATGCCTAGGATACACTGGAACCCCCTGGGCAAATCAAGGGCATATTTCGAGGTCGATTACAACGAGCATTTCCTGGCACAGTTGCGAGAGAATGGGTACGAGGGCGAGGAATCGAATATCATCAACCAATGGATGAATGATGTTTGCTCGGGAATATTGGCGGAAATGGACGAAACCATGGACGCGTTCGTGACGAGCAGGCGTCCGGGAGGTCCAGAATTCGATCCCTAATGACGGTTTGCTTTTCCACGGCGAGCCGAATGTCCCGGCTCCGAATGGATTCATTGGAGATTCAAAAGACCAATTGATTGATTCAGACCTTGATACGATCATATCAATGATATTGAGGGTAATTATGCACACGTATTTGGTCATAGACTGCCAAAATCTCTTCATGAGGGTCCGCCATGGTGTTAGGGCGCCTGACACGGAACAGCAGCTGGCATTGGCTCTCCACATAATCCTGAGCAGCATCAAGAAGGTGTGGAATCAGTTTGACGGCACCCACACGGTTTTCTGTCTTGAGGGCCGTAGCTGGAGAAAGAACGTTTACACACCTTACAAGGCCAACAGGAAGGCTGCGGCGATCAAGAGAACGCCACGTGAGGTCGAGGAGGACAATGTATTCTTCGAGGTCATGGACCAGTTCATCAAGTTCATATCAACCCAGACCAACTGCACGGTATTGCGCCATCCAGAGGCCGAGGCCGACGACATGATCGCCAGATGGATAGCCCTGCATCCTGAGGATCAGCACATTATAATCAGCAGTGATAGCGATTTCCAGCAATTGGTCAGCGAGAACGTGAAGATCTACAACGGTATCGCAGCCCTGCTTTATACCCACGAGGGGGTGTATGACAAGGATGGGAAGCCCGCCAAGAACAAGCACGGAAAGGAGCTTCCGATACCGGATCCAGGATGGCTGCTGTTTGAGAAATGCATGCGGGGTGACGACGGCGACAATGTGATGAGTGCTTTTCCCGGAGTTCGGACCAAGAAATTGCAAGAAGCATATGCCGACAGGGAAAATCGTGGCTTTCCATGGAACAATCTCATGCTTAGCAAATGGGTCGACCATGAAGGTATTGAGCATCGAGTCAAGGATGACTTTGAAAGGAATCGGTTGTTGATCGATCTCAATCAACAACCAGCCGACCTGATTGAAAAATTCGATCAGGCCATAAAATCCAGCCTGATTCGGGAATCCAGGAAGCAGGTTGGGCTGGCATTGATCAGGTTTTGCAACGTCCATGGTCTGGTCAAGATCGAAAAGACCAGCGGAGAATTCAGCCATTGCCTCAGCTCCATGTATCGAGGCTGTTTATTGGAGGAAGATGACGCTGATAAATAGTTGGTGTTAGAAATAGATCCAGAGGATGCGATCAGCACCGTCGAGGGTAGCAGGAACCCCGAGATACATCATTACCATCAAGGATCGCATCCTGGATCGACGTGGTACATAAAGACCATATTACCCGGTCCATCGATCAGCAATGATGATACACATCCACTGTTTGTCTTTTGGACCAGGTTGCAAGATTCCAACCCCGGCCTGATATTCTTAGGTAAGCAGGCGTATGATTGGGAAGGGAATACCATACCGGGATGGTGGACCATCTGGCTCAATGAGAAGGTTGATGTCGTATGGTCTTGGACCAGGGAGGATGGGGTTAGCTACGAGTTCGTTGATTTCGAGATAGGCCTCAAGGCCAGCGCTGCCCTAATAAGGACCATAATAACCTCTGGAGACTCTAGACTATCGCGCAGTAGGTCAGCAAGCTATGAGAGGTTGCATGAGATATCAGAATTCCTCGGCACCTATACCACCGAACGGCAAAGCCGAAAAAAACGGGCAAATCTTAGGGTCATATGCCATGATGAAATTTTCACTGAAACCCCTGACCGAGAATAGCTGGATCCTTATGGCCGATGGCGAACGAGCAGGGCTGGTTAGCAAGGTCGGAGATTCCATCAAGGTCATGGGCAAAACAGCGGTTGGAATGCATGCCAGCTTGGAGGCCCTCGGTGCCGCTCTAGGAGGAAAGCTTTTGATCGAGCAATCCTCGGAACCAGCGCAAGAAAAGGAGCAGGGCAACGTTAACGGATATCCGATCAAGCACGGAGAATGGCACAACATCCAGATGGATCCGGTGCCAAGCTACACGCGGACCGCCAAGAGCAATCACCGATATGCTGCGGGTTACTATGGTCTGAAATTTCCCAACGGATGGACGCAGAGCTTCTGTCCAAAGATAACCACCCTGGCAGAATACGAATACCTGGGTCCTTTTACCACCAAACTGGAAATGCAGCACCAAATATCATCAAAGAACAAGGCCATCAATGTCTGAGATCAGGGAATTTTCCGGAATCCATCGATTCCTCAGCAACTTTTATCCGGTTAGCGTGGAATATGAAGGAGCCGTCTATCCCAGCGTGGAGCACGCATACCAAGCAGCAAAAAGCCTCGACCCGGAGGAACGGGAGATCATCAGGTCGACCGGATCGGCGGGGCTGGCCAAGCGCCTCGGGCGGCATGCCAAGGTCAGGGATGACTGGGAGGATGTCAAGCTGGAGATAATGGCCGAGTTGGTCTACCAGAAATTCCACAGGAACGCTGATCTAGCCAGCAAGCTCCTTGGTACCGGAGACATGGCCCTCGTCGAGGGCAATTGGTGGGGAGATCGATTCTGGGGAGTCTGCAACGGTGTTGGACACAACCATCTTGGTTGCATCCTGATGGCGGTCAGGAAATCATTGGAGGAAGAAAATGAGCACCGCGCCCCTTGAGCAATTCATCAAGAAATACCAAACGGCACGAAGCTACAACAGCAAGGAAATCCGATTGACCATCTCCGAGGCCGAGGAACTCAGCACGGCCATCGCGCTGATGCTGGCCGGCACGTCCGGATTGACCGCAAGGATCATCGCCCTCCAGGAACAGCTACTGGCGGAACGCACCGAGGTGGAAGTTACCGGCGGGAGCTTCTCTTGACATCACCTAGATAAACGGTATCGTGTGCAAATGATCCTTCGCAAAGACCTAAATGACGCAGACCTCCTATCGATCACATCCATGGTAGGAGGATGTGACCTGGAAAATGGTCCATGGATAGCCGGAGGTGCCGCCAGGTTGGCATGGTTCAGCCGATCATGGCATGATCACGATGTTGACGTGTTTTTTCCGAATATCGAGAGATTTGAGTCGGCAAGAATCTCGCTATCACGGATGGTCGAATCTGGAATCCAGGAGGTGCTACCAAACGTTTTCTTGGCAGAATCGGCCGGCATCCACGAGACCAGCAACGCCATCACCTTTACCATAAGCATCCCATCGAAGCCGTTGTCCCGGGCACGGGTACAGATCATACGGAGATCATGGCATGATAGCCTGCAATCCATGTGGTCATATTTTGATTTCACCGCTTGCAAGTTTGCCACTGACGGGAAAACAATCATTGCCGATCCTCTAGCGGTGGAGGATTGCAAATCCATGCGCCTGCGGATGAATCCTACCTGCAATCGCACCGCGACAGCCATACGTACGCTCAAATATTCGATATATGGTTTTGAACCGGATGCGATCATCATGGCGGAAATAATACAAAAGCATCGAAATGGCACATTGATGGACGAAGTCGACGAGGACTCCTACACATGACCCTAGAGGAGACGAGGGTCCTCAGCCAGCTGGATGATCGGGTGCATTACGTCGTCGATCAGAACGGCAGGAAATATACCTGCTATGCTGGATTGATCGTGCCATACAACGTCGGCACGACCGTGATGCTGTACGTGCTGACCAACACCGCTGCTTACCATGACAAGCTGGAATCATTCATGGACAAGGACGAGATAAAGCGCCTAAACCAGCATGATAGCAAGCTGGTATCCCCAGGGATAAAGATACCATTTTATCTATGCAGCAGGATGAGGACCATCATGGAAACATGGGAACCCCATCATTTTGACGAATTGGTGCCGAGGGTGTGGTCCGATCCAGATCTCTAAAGAATGCGAGTTTGGATAAATATTGGTCGGAGACGACCATGAGCAGACCAAAACCAACCATATTGCTTGATCATACCAATCCTAAGACCTACAAGAGCGAGCAGGTCCTGGCGGCTGACGGTATATACGCGGTGTTTCTGGACGGCAAACCGATCAATCTACGCAGCCTAAACAAATTGCTTGACTATCCTGGTCCAAAATACCGAAAGGTAAGTTTCAGTAATCCAGGCCATGCATTTAATCTTGCCGAGAAACTAAATCACATGTTCAAAACCAATCAATTTACGGTGGTGCGTTTAACAACCGGTATTCAGCTAGACTAGTCTTGGTCTAAATATCAACGCCCGGTTAAATAAAACCGTTCACCGATTTTATCCGGTCAACACTTGTTGGGATTCGTCCATAGAAACTTCATGTGGCCGGCGTCCCATACCCGATAATATCCAAGCTGGGTAACTATCTGGGATTCCGTTAAGCTTGGATCGAACCCTTTCTTGATCAATTTTTGTTTAGATAGGTGAAATCGGTGTATCCTGGTTATACCGTCCTTGGTATACCAATATCCCGGAGACGTTATACCTTGTGGTGTCATGCCAATTGATGTGTATAATGCACCGGTGCCCCATCTAATATCACAGTAGCTAAACACCGAGGATGGATTATTGTATCTGATGAAATGTTTGAATAGTTTACCAGCTATTCCTGGTATGTTGCCGATCATTGAGAATCGCAATAGTTCCCATCCCATTGATCGATGTATGGCTCTATTTTGTCCGAATCCCATTGCTGCTACAAGCTGATCTTGGAAGAAGGCTCCAAGCCTGATTGATCCCAAGCATGTACCTTGTATATGAGTCCTATCCATGAATCCATCGTAATCTATCTTTGAAATTGGCCGGATTTCGCACTGCCTACCAAAGCATGTTCTAGGGGATTTCTTTAAAACATGTAACAACCTATTTTTGACGATCGCTTGCTTTGATTCCCATTCGTCAGAAAAGATCTGTATCAATCTGATACCATGTTTCTGGCATAAATCGTGTTTTATCCGATGATAATTCTTGTCGGATATCTTCTTTTCACTGTGCCAATACAGACCGTTAAACTCGATGGCCAGCAAATAATCTGGCAACCATATGTCTAGTTCCTTTGGAAATATGACATCTTTGGTATTTTGGATCAAATTGCTTACACCGACATCAGTTGACAACCAATTTACAATCTCTCGTTCACCAATTGACGATGTCTTACCGGTAGGATAACAGACCGTACACATCGGAATCGATCCGTTATCGAGATGGTCCGTGAAAATGTTGGAACAAGAATTGCATTTCCACTGATATCGTTCGGCGACTCCAACAAACTGATCAACCGTAAACAACGGAGTTGCATTAGTAACCCGGTTGGTTAGATTTTCATAAAATGACTGATTTTTAGTTTCATATCGTTTCTTTCGAACATGAGGATTCTGTTGGACCCAATCCACTCCGTATTTTTCTTGGTTTGTTTGTTTGATTCTTTCCTTGATTCCATCTAACTCCCAGATATTTTCTACTCCGTAACGGTTGAGCATGGTTTTCTTGCGTTTTTTGGCAATTAGATCTTGATCCAATTGCCTGAGTTTATCAACTGCTTTGGCCTTGAATTCATCGTGTTGCAAAGCATGAGGAACTCCATATCGTTGGACCATGGTCGTGGCTCTTTTTTTGGTTATAAGATCCTTGTCCTGATTGGTTCTGTTGGAATTTGACTTCCTATGCTGCTGTTTAACGTCGGCTGAGCCGGCCGAACACTTCGTTGAGCAAAACTTTCGATAGCCTTCGGTCCTATCGATATATTTCAGTTCCTTGCTGCAAACAGGACATGTTGGTCTAGATGACATGCCCGACAAGAATAGATAGAGATTTTCTGCATATCTATCATACGGACCAGAGGCCAGCGACTTATCTAGGTCTGGCCATCTATTGAGTATCAATTTCCGATATGCCACATAACTGTTGATGGTCGAAATGGCATCGCGAACGGCATCGGGTGAAGCTTCCATCCTCTATTTATAAAACATATGATTTACGAATTCTATTCATGCTAGCATTTCGAAAACCAAGGTATAAATATCATGACACTGTGAAGTTGGTCCAATCATCCGGCGCTGTCGCAGCTAGATTTCGAACAAATGGCACGATCATCGAAGAAAGCTACCAAGGATCTCAGTGATCTACCGATCGGATGGACGACCAAGGAAGAGCTGATAAATCTTCTCATGCAAGATCCAGATGCCGTAGCAGCTTGGGGCCGATCGACCCGCAATAGATCCAAGCCACGGATCTCGATGGATGGCTCGGCTAAGTGTTGGCTTACCAATCTTTTCGTCCAAAATGGATGGCAGCTTACCATGTGTGGAGCCTTGCTTCTGGGCAGAACCTACAAGCACTGGACCATCCACAATAGTGCGAACGCAAGCATGACCGGTCGGGTCATAGTCGGCATGAATCGTTTGATACACGGACCGTGGCACGCACATAACACGACGATCACCGTGTGGGACCAATTTTTGCACTTTGAGCTGGCGATGTTCGACGGCGACCTGCATCGATTCGTGGACTTCAAGGCACCAAGATAAGCACTTGACGGCATCTGATCTCTCAGGTATAAACATGCATCACAACCGTTAGTGTAAGGAAAAACCATGGCGAAGTCTCCATCCAACAAGATCTTTGAGACGGATTCGGTGACCCCAAGCCAGCTCAAGCTGGCCATCAAGCATGCCATCGCGCGCAAGCGGCCCATGTTCATCTGGGGCCAGCCCGGTATCGGCAAGAGCGAGATCGTCGCCGATGTGGCAAAGAGCCAAGGGCGTCCTCTGATCGACATCCGCCTTCCTCTGATGGAACCAACCGACATCCGCGGAATCCCCTACCTCGCCGAGGTCAAGGTCTACGACAAGGATGGCAATCTCGTCCGTGACGAGGCTGGTGTGCCCATCACCGACAAGGAATTCCGTTGGAGCACTCCCTCGGATCTGCCCACGGACGAGATGAGCCGGGCGCTGGTTTTCTTTGACGAGATGAGTGCTGCGCCCCCGAGCGTGCAGGCTGCTACCTACCAGATCATCCTCAACCGCCGCATCGGCAACTACGTGATGCCCAAGGATGTGGTGATCGTTGCGGCTGGCAACCGAGTCAAGGACAAGGGCGTGGCATACAACATGCCGATGCCGCTGGCTAACCGATTTTCTCCTCACCTCACGCTGTCGGTCGACAAGGACGACTGGCTGGAATGGGCCACGCTGAACCGGGTCCACAAGGACGTGGTCGGCTACATTGGCTTCCAGGGAGGTGACCTCAATCAGTTCAATCCCAGCGCCGAAGGTTACGCATTCGCGACACCGCGCAGCTGGTATTTCGTGAGCGAGCTCCTGCAGGAAGAGGGCCCGGATGGGCGATTGGTCGACACAAACCTCCCGAGCGACGTCCTCAGCAGCATGATCAGGGGCACGATCGGCGAGGGCGTGGGCATGAAGTTCATGACCTATCGCAACCAGGCTGCCAACCTCCCGCACGCCCGCGACGTGCTGAGCGGCAAGGTCACCAAGCTGAATACCAAGCAGATCGACGTGATGTATGCACTGGTGACGGCGCTGACCTACGAGCTCAAGGATTCCGCCGAGCGTGGTCTCAAGGCTCAGGCAAACGGTGATCGCAAGCCGATGGACGAGTTCCAGAAGCAGGTGGATACCTTCTTCCGGTTCATCATGGACAACCTCGAGGACGAGCTGGCCGTGATGGGAAGCAAGACCGTCCTTGGTGTCTACAAGCTGCCGATCCAGGCTCCGGTGCTGAAGAACTGGAAGGAGTTCGTCAAGCGTTACGCGGATCTGCTTCCGAACGTTTGATCAAACAATGGGGTGGGAGAGATCCCACCCCTTTTCCTATCAATGGCCGGGTTGACTCTCCGGCGCATCCTGGTATAATTCACTAAACGCTGATCGGAGAGAACCATGCTGACAAAGAGAGACCCTGTAGAAACCAAGGTCAAGCAGGCGCGCATCAAGCTCCTGTTCTCCCAGCCATTCTTTGGCACGCTGATCATGCATCTGCCGCTGGTCGATGTCACCGACCAGGGTTGGTGCCCGACCGCTGCCGTGGATGGTCGCAACATCTATTACAATCGCGACTTCTTCAAGAAGCTCGATGTTGACGAGATCCAGTTCGTGCTTTGCCACGAGGTCCTACACGTGGCTTTCGACCATTTTGGCCGGCGCAGCCACCGAGATCCGCAGTGGTGGAACATGGCCAATGACTACGTCATCAACGCCACCCTGATCCAGGACAAGATCGGCAAGATGCCGACGGAACGGGTCCCGGTGACCGACACCGATTCAACCGGCAAGAAGACCACCTCGCAACGGGTTGGCCTGTATGACGAAAAGTATGCCAAGCCGTCGATCTGGACCTCGGAAGCGGTCTATGACGATCTCGAAAAGCGCAAGGTCAAGAAGGAACTGACCCTCGACGTCCATCTTGAGATGGGCAAGGACGGTAACGGTAGCAAGGACGGCAAGGACGGCATCCCGATCAAGGTCTCTGATGAGGATCTCAAGAAGATCCGTGAGGAGATGAAGGCCAAGGTTCTCCAGGCCGCAAACGCGGCGGCGGGAAAGATGCCTGCTGGCCTGCGCAGGCTGATCGACGACCTCGTCGAGCCCAAGGTCAACTGGCGAGATCTGCTCAAGCAAAGCATCCAGAGCTGCCTGACGGATGATTTCACCTGGATGCGCCCAAACCGCAAACACATGTATGGCGGCATCTTCCTTCCGACCCTGAAGAAGGACGAGACCATCGATCTTGAGATCGCCATCGACATGAGCGGATCGATCAGCGATGCAATGGGCAAGGACTTCCTGTCAGAGGTTTACGGCATCATGAACATGTATTCCGATTTCAAGATCGGCATCCTAACCTTCGATACACAGGTTTACAACCATCAGACGTTCACCAAGGACACGGCAGAGGATCTTCTGCGATACAAGCTGGATGGCGGAGGCGGCACCGATTTTGGATGCTTCTGGAATCATTGGATGGATAACCAGATCGAGCCAAAGCTGGCCCTAGTGTTCACCGACGGATTCCCGTTTGGTGATTGGGGTCCACACAACTACGCCGATACCCTGTGGGTGATCACCGAGGGCGCCAAGACCAGGGTCAAACCACCCTTTGGTCGGTACGCCTACTATGATTCCACGGTGGGCCTCGAGGAACTTGGTGAGGTATGAGGATCAATCTGGATCATTCGGCAAGGAAGTTCGGGTATATCGTGCCCGGTTCCGTCGAGTCCATGATCAACGACATAGTCATGGATTTCTGCAAGGAATACCAGATAGGGCATGTCG